ATAGTAGAAACACTTCTGGTGATGTGTTTCCTACACCACATGCAAGTACTTTAATTGGTGACTTCATGCTGTTGTCGCAGCATCGCAACGACGAACTTGGTACGTTCGAAGCAGTTACAGGTTTCACTGAAATTCATCAACAAAATCCAACTACTGGACAAGATAGAAGTACTGGTCTTTGGTATCGCATAGCAACTGCGGATGCACCGGGAGCAGTAACTTGTGGGCATACTGATGCTGGTTCGGAACAGTATGCAGCACAAATTGAAACATGGCGTGGGGTAGATGGTACTACACCATTTGATGTTACATTCGCTGCGGGTAGTCATTTAGTAAACCGAGTTAATAAAGCATCTCCAAATGTAGATGCATTTCAAAGTATTACTACTGTTACAGATGGTGCATTTGTTGTTGCTGTTGAGATGGTTACACATGATGATATCACAAGTAATGCTGATCCATCAGGATATACAAATGGATTTCGATTAGTAGGTACTAGTCATCAGCACAGGCAAATACAATCTTGGCATAGAGAGATTGCAACTGCTGGTGCAGAAACTCCGGGTGCTCCGGCTTATACATCTAGTCTTCTTACCGCAGAAAGTTCTCAATATACATTAGCATTAAAACCTGCTGGTGGAGCTGATGTTACTATTACTCTTGCAGGATCTACATCTCTTACTCAAACTGACCAAGTACCGATACATGCAGGACAGAATGGAGCAAGTTTCTCTACTGCATTGAATACAGCATTAGAAGCAGATGTATCTAGTGGTAATGTAAACTTTCGTGTAATCCTACTATATCAAAATGATGGTAGTCCACTTACTCCGACTATGAAGGTACGGTACAGTAAGAACTCTGGAGCTTATGCAGACATTACTGGGGTAAGTAATAATGTACAGTTATTTAATGATAGTAATTTAACTAATGGAGCAGATTCAGTACAGTTAATTGGATCAGGCACTTTTGAAGCAAATAACAATGGTATCTTAGATACTTCAGCTACTTTCACTCCTGCTGCTCTAGCTACAGCAGAAGAAGGTGAATGTGAGATATCTGGGACATTAATTAGTGCTGACTTAGCTGATACTGATACTATACATTTGTTACTTCATTATAGTGATAACACACCAGTAGGTCCCCAAACACAAGTCGCTCTTATTAATATAACTAAAACTGGAGGGACTACTACAGTTACTTTAGCCGGTGAAGATGGTCTTACTGTTTCCCATAATTCTCCTACAGTTGGGAGTGGAGCTTCTAGTTCTCCGACTGCTGATGCTCTTACCGTATCGGATAATGTGCCTACTGCTAGTACTGGAGCAAGTAGTAATCCAACGAATGATTCCTTGGTTGTTGCAGATAACATTCCAACAGTTGCTAGCGGGAAGTCTGTTTCTAGTCCTAGTGATTCAGCTACAGAAGTAGATAATGCTCCTGAAGTTTTTACTGGTGCATCTATAGCAGGACTAGTTGATGCATTAACTGAGACAGATAATACTCCTACAGCTTCTACAGGAGTACTAACTAATCAGAATAGCGATTCATTAACTTTAGTAGATAACGCCCCTGAAGTAAAGTTTAATGCTCGTGTATATCCTGATGAAGATACATTAATACAGACAGATAACATTCCAGAAGTTGTTACAGGAGCATCTGTTGATGTAGGAGTAGATAACCTTGTATTATCTCATAATGCTCCAACAGTTGGTAGTGGTGCTCGTGTAGATGTACCTTTACTAGAACTAACTCAAACAGATAATGAGCCTCGTAGACTTGTAGATGTTGTAATTAATGTTCCATGCTTAGAGATGAGTATCTCACATCAAGATCCTATTATAAGTACAGGTGTTGTTGTTAGTATTCCCAGTCTATCTATGGGATTAATTACTTATGCTCCAATATCAGTAGGAAATAATTTAGGTGCTAGAGAGCCTGATGTTCGTTTAGGAATGGGACTAAAAAGAGGGATGGGATTATAATGGCTGTATTTAATCTCATAGATGATAGTATTCAGGATAGGTTCTTGCAATGTGTAGCTAAGATACAAATACTTGCAGGAGGATTTGCAAATGGTAAGACTTCTGTTGCATGTGTTAGAGCATGTGAGTTGGCCCGTGATTATCCTGGGAGTAATGGTCTTATTGCTCGTAGTACATATCCTAAACTAAATGATACTATTCGAAAGGAGTTTCTTAAATGGTGTCCTCCAGATTGGATCAAATCATTTCCGAAGAGTCAGAACGCATCGAATACATGCACCATGACGAATGGTACAACTATAAATTTTCGCTATATCGCACAACAGGGAAAAAACAATCAAGAGTCAACTACCTCCAATCTATTATCAGCAACATACGATTGGATCATAGTAGATCAGATGGAAGATCCAGAGATAGTTCACAAAGACTTCCTAGATCTGTTAGGTCGTCTTCGTGGTATGACGAGATATCAGGGTGATGACCCTAGAATGCCTAAGACTGGTCCTCGCTTCTTTATGATGACAGTCAATCCTACACGTAATTGGTTTTATAAGAAGTTAGTTAAACCAGTACATGACTTCATTAAGTATGGTCGTATATCTAATGACTTACTATGTGTAACTGATGACGATGGTGCGATTGTAATAGATGAAGAAGGTAAGCCTGTTCCACTCATAGAGATCTTTGAAGGATCTACTTATGAGAATAAAGATAACTTAGAAGCTGATTATATACGTACACTTGAATCTACATATAAAGGACAACAGAAAGATAGATACCTATATGGTAAGTGGGCTGCTTATGAAGGACTAGTACATCCATCATTCGATGATGGAATTCATATGATACCTCATGAACAGATATTAAGTTACTATAACAAGTGTAGACATGCGGGAACACTAACTATCTTAGAGGGATATGATTATGGACTTGCTGTTCCTTATTGCTACTTATTTGGTTTCGTTGATCCTCATGGAAATGTGCTCATCCTCGACGGTGATTACAGATCTGAATCGTCTGTTGATCAAGACTTACCAGATAATCCAAGTCATGCTAGTTCGATTCTATCTATTCGAGAAGAGTATGATTCAGAAGGTAGTATCATCTTTTGTGACCCTGCCATCTTTCGAAGAGGAGCAGGAGGCAAAAAGGTTGTTGGACAAACTGTTGCAGGAATGCTCAACGAAAAAGGAATTAAAACGCAACGAGGTAATAACCACATTGCCAATGGGATCGTTAAAGTAAATCAGTATCTACATATACAAGGCTTCCATCGTAATCCCATAACTAGGAATGATGGTGCTCCTTATATAATGTTCAGCGATAAACTAGAGTTCGTTGAAGATGAATTCAATGGATACTATTGGAGGAAAGATTCTTCAGGAGATACTGAAGATATACCAGTAGATAAGAATGATCATGCAATGAACACAATCAAATATCTGTTGTCTCGCAGACCTGAATTGGCTAAGATACTAGAGTTTAAAAAGCCTAAGCAGGTTGGTTGGTATAAGTGGGGTGAAAGGGATATTCAAGCCACTACTAGAAAGTTAGCAAGACATGGCTGATCCTAGAGCATTTATAAGGATATTAGAGGCATTTACTAAGGATAATGTAAGTATTCGCCCTAATGTACATAAAGAGACAGGTAAGGCAGTCAATGTTCCAAGACCTAAAGGCAACTTACAAGAAGCTCCTGGACCTGTACCGGGTAGTAACATCATTACTCCTAAGAGTTCTAGTGTAGATATCGATGAAGCACTCTTTAGGTTATCACAAGATGAACAGAATGCTGTACTTGCAAGAGGTGCCGCAGAGATACAGAACCAAACGATTGGAGCACAGAATCCACTGATTACTCCTAGATTTGATTTTCATGATTCAGGAGTTCCTATTAGTGATAAATTACTAGAACTAGAGAATATATTCCCTGGGGCTAATGAGTTTAAAAACTTTGAAGGTAGATTAATTAATCTTGGAGGACAAGGTTTAGATTCTACTGAGCGACAAGGTATTACTGGAGCAGGTCATCTACCTAGAGCAGACTTTAATCCCAATGGAGAGGAAGTTACTAATACCTTTGATGTACTTAGAGCAAGGATACTCGAATTCCAAAAGAAGAAAGGTGGGAATGCTCCTGAACTTGTTAGAGGAATAAACTCTTCTGCTAACTTTGAACAACTAAGTAATATAGGTAGAAGCTTTGCTGCTGGTAAGGGTGGATTTGATCCATTTGATCCTACTACTGAACATATAGATCAAGCTGTATTCTTTAAAGCTAATAAGATGTTACAGGCTTTCATGCAGAAGGTTCAGAAGAATGCAGGCTTAAATCCAGCAATACAACGATCTAGAGAGTTAGGACCTAGTTCTAGTAACTTTGCTGCACAGAAGGGATTAGATCAAGATACTTTTAGTTTACTTAATCCTACAGGTCCAGGTAAGGATGGTGCGAAGTCTCTAGATGATATAATGAATGCACTTAAATTTAGTAGAGAAGGACCACCTACTTCATTTGAAGCATTTGGTACACGATCACAGCTTACTAAGCCAGGAGATGATATAAAGCTTCCTGACGATAGAATCAAGTTTGGTCTAGAAGATGCTTTCAAGGAATTAAGAGAACGTAACGCTCATACTAGACAGTCTAGAGGTGGGAATGTCGTTGATGATCTCTATGAGTGGAACAGCTCTGTACCTGTACACCCAGGTTTTCATGGAATAGAAGATGTTCCTCCAGGCCCTAAGAAACTGGAGGATACATTTGATAGAGTAGAAGATAGACCTAGTAGTGGTGCAACAGATGATCAACGTACATTTGCAGCAGGTAATGATAGACTAAGTGCTCCTACATTAGAAGAAGCTGCGGAAGAGTTAGGACTTACTATTGAAGAAGCTATGGATGCCTTGAAAGGTAAGATGGAAGTAAAACTTCCTAAAGGATCAGACTTTGTTGATCCACCTAAAGCTCCTACTGTATCAAATGAACAGAGAAAAGCCCGTAACAAAGCGGGTAAGAAGGCTGGACTATTAAATGAAGGTAAGTCAGTTAATCCAAATGCAAAGAGAGTTAATGCTGATAAGGTTATGCCATTAGAACCTTCAACAGGCAAGTCAGTACAAGGCGAAAATCCTCTAAAGCCTTCAACAGGTAAGTCAGTTGAGCAACAAGTTGATGAAGCCTCTCCATCACATCGATCATTAGGAAATAAATCTGTTCCTAAACGACAAGTAAGGCCTGATGCAGTTACTAAGAAGGGTAAACCTCCTGAAGAAGTAACAATTAATAAGAAGTCTACCGGACAGAAGTCTACTAAGTCACCAACAGAGCCAGTAGAGAGTCAAGATGCTAAGAAACAACTACTAGAGGGAGATACCCTCTCTGCTATAATAGAGGCATTAGGAGGTTTACGTAAACCATTTCCTAAAGAGCTTCGAGCAGGAAGTTCTAATTTGACAGAAACTCCTAAGAAGTTTAAGACTACTAAAACAATTGAACGCGAAGCTGCTCTAGATGCATTTGGTACAAGAGATACAATTGATAATTCTAAGGCATTCCACTTGGAAAGGCTGGAAAGAGTCGCCAAAAAGCATAAAGTAACTCAGCGAATACAAGCTATTAAGGAACAACAAAAGCAAGTTTCTAGGTACTCACAGAGATTTGAAGTTCTACAAGATAGAATAATGAAGTTACTTACTCCTGATCCAGATGAAATTCCATTTTAGGACAAGATAATGGCTGAAGAAGACAACATTCCTACAGAAGTATCAGACAATATTGATAGGTCTTTAGGCGAAGAACCAAGAAAGAAGAAGAAGGTTCAACCTACTTATCAAGTATTAGGTGATTCTAAGATACCTGTGTCTAGTGTTACAGGTGATACTTGGAAGTCTCGTTTTCGTATGGGTAAGAAAGCTACTGAGAATGTATCTAAAGCATGGGATGAAGCCATGCGGTATTATGATAATGATCAGACAAGGCATAGAGCAGATACAGATGAAGATGTATCAGGTAACTTAGTAGGTAATCAGAGACTTAATGATAATATCACTCAGACTGAGAATATCATTTACTCAAATACTACTACAATGGTTCCGGCACTGTATGCTCAAAATCCTAGAGTAGAGTTTACTACTAGAGATGAGAGTAAAAAGAAGCTTGCTACAGCAACTGAAAGACTTATTAATGACTTACTTAATCGTAAGAGTAAGCCAGGAGTAGCAATTAAGAATAAGATTAAGCGTAGTGTCGTTACTACTTTGCTTACTAATAGGTCTTGGCTAGTTGTTAATTGGATTCAAAAAGAAGAGAGTAGTGAGCAAGCTCTATTAGAGTTACAAAATCTTGCTCAACAACTTGTTAAGGCTAAGAAACCTAAAGATATTCTTGAGATAGAAGGTAAGATTATGGCATTGGAGGATACAATCTCTGCATTGAATCCTGCTGGTCCAGATGTAAAGTTTAAACTGCCTAGTGAGGTTATTACTGATCCTGCATCTATTGAACTACCCGGACATGATGCTCAATGGATGATGATTATAGATTACTTACCTACTTCATTCATTAAAGCTAAGTATGCTACTAAGAAGGGAGCAGACTTTAAGTCTCTATTTAAACCTAGTCATATAATGAAGTTAGGTGAGAAGGATGGAGAAGCTCATACAGGACAAGAAGTAGACTTCAGTCTCTTTGACGAGAATGATTTAGCGAAAGACTTTGGATTTGAAGATGACAACTCA